AGCTCTGCTGCCATTGGCTGTCCGAAATGGCATCCCGATCCTTTTGATAATCAAAGGAGGTCTGCCACTGAGAATCCGCCACCTTGTCCCGATCCTTCTGGTAATCAAAGGAGGCTTGCCATTGATTGTCCGCCACATCGTCGCGGTAACGTCCATACAGGGACTCATCCAACCCCTGCAGCAGCCCCAATTGATTGTAAAGCTGATTTCCTTTATCCTGATATTGCTGATAGGCCGCGGCATACAGCTCCGGTATCCGGTCATTGAGCTGATCCAGATACCCTTGATACGCCTGGCTTCCCGCCGTGGTCGCCGCGCTGGAGGCATACCCTCCGGTGAGACTGGCGGCATTGCCCACAGTGTCCTTCATCGCCTGCTTTCCCTGACGGGTATACTGATCCTTGTACTGCTGATACAAAGGATCCGCATTCATGTCATAGGAAAAATCGGGACGGTTGGTCACTTCGTTCAGCAACTGCTGTATCTGCTGGCTGTACGGGCTTTCATATGCCTTTTTCTTTATGCTGTCTGCCATTTTCTCTCCTCCTTAATCGGTGTGCCTGGGACCATTCGGTTGGTTCTCTAAGCAGTAAACCAGGGAAACGCTTATCTCCCGTTCTTCTGCCGCTCCCGCCGTCTGTGCCATTTCCACGGTTCCGTCTGTCCCTACCGTGAGCAAATAGATTCCCCCTGCCTCATCGGCGCACACCGTCCTGACCGGATACGCCGGACGGTATAGCTTGGACAGAACAAACAGGGGCACGGAACCATCCTGGAGCCCCCCTGCCGGCGCCGTAACCGCACCGCTCAGGAATACACACACCCCCACCCTGCGGATACGGAGCGGACTACCTGCCGCCGCTGTCAGCCCCGTTTCTGAGTTCAGCACCGGCGTTTCCCATCCGGTGTCCGCCACCATCCGCTGCAGGGATTCCGACAGGTTTTCTTCATCCAGACAGGAAAACAGAAAACGAAGGTAATCCACCAGCTGGAAGGTGTAATTCCACAAACCGTCAGCAGAACGGGAAAGGGCTGAGGGAGACGGGAAGTCAAACGCCGGCATTACAATTCACTCCCTTGTTCCAGCTCCCGGGCCAGGCTGTGAACCAGCACTTCGCCCGTGCCGGAAATACGTATTTCAAAATGGTCGCAGCGCCGGGGGATAATGGGGATGGTGTAGCACATCTTCCTGTGGGAAATCTGCTCGTAATACTTCTCCCACCGCTCTCCGGAATCGTAGCGCAGCTCGATGCACAGCCGGGCGCCGCTGAATACCGTGGCCTTGATCTGAATTTTGGATACCGTTTTGTTGTCCGGCAGCTGGGAGCATTGCTTGCCTGTGCGCACAAACCAATGCACCTTGTCGGATGTGGGGAACGTATCGTCCGCTGCCGCCACATACAGGCTTCTGTTTTCCGCATTCAGGAAATATAGGCGGTTTTCAAAGGCGGCAAAGCATACCGCGTGCAGCTCATCCTCCTTGTGCCAGCAGCCCCGTTCCGCATCAAAAACCAGTATCTCCCAGTGCTCCCCCTTGATCTCGTCTGGGTAGCAGGAATGGGCGGCCGCTTTCATGCAAAAATAGACCTTGTTCTGCCAGACCCCCGCCGATGCCTCCGTGTATTCCACATTCCCCAAATCCCCGGATATCACCGTCGGGTAACTGCCGGAATACGCGCACACCCCGTATTGGCTCACATAGTATAGGATTCCGTTCCTCTCACAAATGGAACGCTCACAGCCCTTCTGTACCCCGTCGCACACCAGCGTTGTCAGCTGATAATTGGAAGGTGAAGTGCCGTAAAGACGATGTATGCAGTTCTCTTTGAACAGCAGCAACCCGCCTCCGTAAGCACAGATACCGGTAAATTCCCCGGTGGAGCCAATCGTCAATATGTAGCTGTCCTGCGAGGTGCCTTCAAAGACATTCCAGTTGTACGGATCGCCCAGGGCACTGGCATACAGTTCGTGCTTTTCGGAGGAGCATCCCCACAGCCGGTTATTCCATTCGCATACAAAATCCATATCCGGCACCTTCCGGGACAGGCGAACGTCTATATCGGTAAATCCATAAGCCTCGCCTTTGCCTGTGTCCAGGATATCCTGCAGCTCCTGATAGCGTTCCCAAAAAGACTGGTTCATCTCCGTTTCCACATACTCGGACAAACCGCTGTCTTCCTCCGTTTGAACATTGAGAATTTTCACCCATTCATATTGACGAATCACGGTCATCCACGGGGTTCCGCCCGGATCGTCCACTTCTACCAGATCAAAGTAGCTTATCTCCACCACTTCTCCCGCCTGGAACGGCTGGTAATGGTTTCGCTGCTCCTCATCCGGGTACCAGGGATCCTGTGTGAGATTCGTCAAAGCGAAACTCAAGTTGTCCGATACCTTCTTGACAACATCGGTGACACTCCTCTGACTTTCCAGCTGCCGGTAGGTATTGCTGCTGGAATTAAATATGGCCTTATCCCGCCAGACGGTCACATAGGCCCCCATCCCCACCAGCTGACTGCTGTCAGGCGCATTGCCGTACCGGACCCCGTCATAGTAGAAGCCGTTATCCGCAATCCAGCACAGCTTGTTGTGGGCATACAGCGCCTCCGGATACCCTACATTGCGCACGTGCACATACGGTTTCCGCGGGGACAGCAGGGGGAATTCGTCGGAGGACATGTTGACCATATCGAAAAACTGGTTTTCCTTGACCCCGGGGGTATGGTTATACCCACCAAAGGAAGAAACGACGGTCCTCTGTGCTCGGGCATCCTCCAGCATCGGCAGTCTCACAATCATCCCTCCTATACTTCTATACGGTGGTTCTGCAGCGGAGCATGGACACGGTTGTAGGCATCGGCAAAATCGCTGTACACTGCCTGAAACATGGCCGCGCTGTTGTTGTACCGGGTGAATTCCGCGTTGTTGAAGTCGATCTGCATGAACAGGTATTTGATGTAGATGTCCTCATAGGGGGAGGGGGCCAACAGGGCCGTCCCGCCGGGAGTGTTTTCGTCGTAACCGATGAACCAGGTCCCCGCCTCGCCCGGCTTGTGTCCGCCTTCTGTTTCCTTGTCCTGAGGCGCTTCCCCTACAACGGTATCTGCCTCTCCCGTTTCAGGTTGTTTCCCTTCATGGGTCTGCACAATATCCCGCATCACCCGCCCATCCAGCTCGGAAAGCCACCGGATTTTATCCTCCCGGCTGTAGGCGTTGGGCTTCATGCGGTCGCACCGTTCAATGGCCTCGTCAATCGTCATCCGCCATCCCTCCCGCCTCCAGAATAGCAAAAAGCAGGGAGGTTCTCTCCCTGCTTCCTGTTTTGATATTTTCGCTTTGAACTCCTATTCTGCGTAGTCCGCCTCGATCTTTTCGATGAGCTCCGCTGTGCGGGCATCCTGCTGGGCGGAATGCTCCAGCACTTCGGCGATGTAGTCGGGGACCTCCACTTCCACACCGCGCTGGATCAGATAGCGCTCCCCATTGACCGCCACAAACACATCATCCTTGTAATCGTGGTTGTCCTTGAACAGCTTCACCTTGACCATTTTCTTGCCCGGTGCCGCCGCTTCCGGCGTCTGTCCGGCGACCGGCTCCGGAATTTTTTCAGCGTTCTCCGCCGCGTTTGCCGTCCTGGCCATTGTCATTCCCTCCCTTTATCAGTTGGCGGTGGCCGTGGAGGAGAAAGAGGAGCAGGATTCGATCCGCACCATGTATTCCTCCACTAGGCGCTTGGCCGCCTTGGTGGCCTTCCAGCCGCAGGAGCTGCGCTGGTTCAGCGGATCGTCGCCGTAGCCCAGCTGCTTGATGATATGCTGCAGTCCGCCGCCGGTGACCTCAGTGGTGGCGTAGGCGTGGGCTCCCAGCACCACTGTGCCGTACACCGCCAGGCCGGACGGACAGCCGGAACCGGTCCAGATCTTGGCCTCGGTGGATTCCACGAACCGCACGCCGCCCATCTTGCCGATTTCCCCCTGATAGATGTTGTCCGGGGTGGCGTACTTGTGGGCGTCGATCCACTCCTCGCAGCGCATCAGGTCATACGCCACATCGGGATGCACAATGGCCACGAAGCTGTCGTCGATCTTGTTGGCGTTCATAGCCTTCAGCACCCGGGCCGCCTTGAAAATCAGATCCACATTGATCTTGGCCGTAGCATCCAGTCCGGCGCGTGAGGTAACAGCCGTTTCCACACCGTCGGCTACCTTAGGGGCATAGATCACGTTGGTACCGCCCGCCAGCACCTCCCGGGTGATGGTGTCCAGGGTGCGGCCGCTCTGGCTGCCCAGCAGCTTGGTCGCCTGCAGCACGTTGTTGTCAATGGCCGTCAGGTCCAGCAGATCGGACATCTGAATCCAGTCGCCGTACTGGGCAATGGTGGCGGTGATAGCCGTCACATTCAGCTTGTTGCCATCGGGGGTTACCCCTTCCGTGATGGCTGTGGTCGCCTTGGCCAGGGGACTGTATTTGCGGAATTCGATAGTTTTGCCCCCATTTTTCGGAATGGGATACTTGTCGGCAAACTGGTCATGAACCAGATTGGGCTCCGCATTGTCCAGCAGCCGCTTTTCATAGTAGGTTTTCATTTCCGGGGACAGATCGTTCCCGGAACCGTTCAGGGTGGTGGTCTGCGTCACCGTCGCAAACAGCTGCAGATCCAGCCAATATTGTGTGTTTTTCATACCGTCATCCTTTCTTTGGGCCTCCGCGGATTACCGGCGTCAAAAAACAATCCGTTCTCCCCGCATGACCCGTCTTTCAATTTCGTCCCGGTCCTGCCGGGTCAAAGCATTCACATCCGATTTCACCACCGCCGCGCTCTGGGCCGATACCCCGTTTTCGGTGGGCCGGCTGCCTTTAGCCTTGATATCGTTCACCAGCTTCTCCGACACCTGCCGGGCCGTATACTGCATGGCGCCGCCCAGTATCTCATCCCGATGCACCACCTCGTAGGCTGTTCGCAGATCGATGTTGTTGCGGAGCAGATCGGTGAAGCGCTGGTCCTGAACCTCCGTTTCCAGGTTAAAGGCCGGATAAATCTCCTTGAGGGCCTCCGCCTCCTTCACCCATCCGGCATATACCCGGTCGGCCTCCTCCCGGCGCCGGGATTCCTGAATGCTGCGGCGCAGCTCCGCATTTTCCCGCTCCACGCGGCGCATCTGCTTGAGCTGCTCTACCGACACACCCCGGTCCAGCGCCTCCTTTTCATAGTAGGCGTCGTCCTCCTCGATGGCGGCCGCCAGCTTCTTCAGGTCACCGCCGGATACCCCGTATTTCTGCGCCAGCATGTCCAGAATCGGACGTGCTCCGTCCACTTGCGCCTGTAGGTTTTTGGTCTCCCGAAAGCGCTGGTTGATGATCTTCTGCATGCGGGCGTTAAACTGATCCTTGTATTCTCCGCGGATCAGCTCCTCAAAAGCGGCCCGCTTGCCGCCGGTCTTATCCCCGACCTTGTCCGCCTCCGGCGGAGGTGCCGCGTTCGGATCGGATGTGGGTTTCTCAGCGGCGTCCTGAGGATTCTGCTGCTCCTTCCCAGCATGCGTCACGGGGCCTCCGTCATCGGGAGACACCTTGCCGTATACCACATGAGCAAGCGGATTCGCCCGTTTGCCTCCCCCGGCGTCGGGAAGGCCCTGCGCTGTATCGCCCGTGGGAGCTCCGCCTCCCTCTCCGCCGTCAAACAGCGTCAGATTCAGCTGGAGCAATCCCTTTGTTTCGTTCATTTTTGTTCCTTCCTTTCATGGTCTTTCCCAAGAGCCAGCCGGTTTCCGCACTCCTGCGGATTCCCCTGCCATGATCAGCATAGCGCATCCCGTTTCCCATTTCTCCCCGCTTGCATGCGGCGAGAAAAAATATTTCCGTCACCGGTCCACTAGCACCTCCACGTTGTGCGGATACCGCCTCGAGAGCATCCGGTAGCCGGTCAATACCGTGCGGTAAATGGTGGCGACCCGGACCATGCCGTCGGGGGCGGGAACTGCCTCCGCCAATACGCCGCCGTCCCAGATATCGGTATCCAGCTCCTGAATCCATCCTCGCTCCCTGGCATCCTGCAGGGATTGCAGGAGGGTATAGGCCAGCATGGATTCCGCCGCACACACCAAATCACGACCGGGCTCCGTCCCCTCCCATCCAGCATGGCCGTCCGCCTTCAGGCGGAACATCCCGCCCCGGTTGCTGTATTCCACCGTTGTCATCTTCTATCCTCCTACTGCGGCCTGGCCGCGTTCATGGCCCGGCTCCGTGCTGTCGCCGCATCCGTATTCCGTGAGGACTGCACCGCTGCGCCCAGGGGATTGGTCTCCACCGCCGTCCCGCTCCCTTCTTTGGGAGCCGCAACCTTTCCCAAATCCGCAGCGGCTGCTCCCGGGGCCATCGCCGGCCCATTCTGCGCGTCCACCC